TGCCCGCCAGAGCGGCTGTTGTCGCGGCAGCATCGGCTTTGGTAGCCAGCGCAGATGTTTTCGCTGCGGCATCGGCGGCATCGGCGGCAGAATTGGTATCAATACGGTCCGCCAGATTGTCCAGCGGCACCTGAATTGCCGCCTCATGCGCTGACTTTGACGCAATCTCATTTGGCGCTGTCCCCGTCAGGGGAAGCAAATAGGTCAGTGCGGGCATCCGATGCTCCTTAGGTTGTCGTTGCTGTGACGCTTGCGGTCCACGTAGATACCGACCCGGACGGGCCGCGCGACCGTGCGAAATAAAAGCGGGTTGCACCCGCGCCAAGCCCGGATTGAGTGCGCGTTCGGGCTGTGTTCTGCGCAGAGAAGATGTTTATCAAAAGCGCAGCCGCGTTCACATCGTCGGTGAGGCTGACAAAAATCTCAAGCGAAACAAAATCCGCGCTGTTTGGTGTTGTCCATCCAACTGTGATCTCTCCAACCCCCGCAATCGGGGTAATCGCATCAATGGGCGGGTCCAAGTCGAAAGTCGCGGTCACAGTGGTTATTGCCGTGCTTTCAATCCAGTCGCTGTATCTCAAGGATGCTTCGCCGCTGCCTTGTCTGATCCGCTCAAAAGCTGACCTAACCCGGATCGTGTATTCAGTGCCATCTGACAAAGCGCCGGTAAACCCGAAAACATCTCCGCCGCCATCCCTTATACTTTCGGCAATAGCACCACCATCAACCCAATCCCCGCCCGTTTCCTTGATTTGCCACTCATACCCGATAGGGTAATTGCCCAGCGGAGCAAAGTCGAACCGAATAATGGGAACGCTGATCCCCGAGATTACAAGATCAACCCCCGGCCCCGTAGTAACGTCCACCACGCCAACAGCCTCGGCGGTCGATGGAGTGTTGTCAAAGGGCTGATCAAGAATTTCGATTTCATCAACCGCAAAGGCCCATGCGTAAAAGGCCTCGCGATGTTCCAAAAATGTCAGCGGGCAGCGCAGAGCCATCCCGCCGTCATCACCGGTCAGCGCAAAAGCAGGCTGGATCCGGTTGATCTCATATGTGCCATCAAACCTGCTATATGGCGACGGCATTGAACAGCTTAACGTTGAACCTGCTACCAAATCAGCCGCCTCAGGCCACGCGGTTAACTGGATTTGCCGCTGGCGGCGTTCCAGATTGCCCCTGATTTTCTGCACCCGCTGCGCCTGCGTTGGGCTTCCTGCGAAATCGCAGTTGATCGTCATCACGCGCGGCAGGCCACCATCAGCCGCCTGCGCACCCGGAATGTCATAGGCGGGCAGTTCAGCCGCCTCGAACAGGCGCGCAGCACTGACATAGCTGGTGCGCAGTTGAGTTGGCAAATCGCCCGCCTGCGTGCCGACGATTTCCATACTTCCCCCGACGAAATCCGTCAGCGTAAAGTCTGGCGTAACCCATGCGCCGGGTGCGATGCCCAGCATACCGGCCTGCTTGATTGGCCGCGCCGCCCCAGCCTCAAACAGCGGCATTAGCTGATCTTCCAACTCGCTGTCGTTCCAGATTATCGTGCCGCGCAGGCGATACCGCGCTTCATCACCGCCAGCCAGAAGATCGACCCTCTCGTCGGCATTGTCCGCCGCCGCGATAAACTGTGGCAGGATCGTTGCAGAAAGCGGATAGCCCTTGATGGGGTTGTTTCGCGCCGCATCCAGAATGCACAGAGCAAGATTGTCAGAATAAGTCCACGTGGCAGGATTAGTGCTGGATTGCGCCGCGTCGCGCGGATCCCAAATTCTAATTGCGTCGGCGATTACATGCACAGCAGGCGGCACGGCGGGCCAGCGTTCTGCGCGACCGGCGCTGGGGCCTACGTCCAGCCGCGCCCACATGACCGTGCGACCTTCCCACCGATCGGTGGACAAAAACAAATCTTCGTCCGCGCCAGATGCCCACGGCGCTGCGGTCAGAATATCAGCAGGCGGGCCGGTCTGATCGCCACGCCCAAACCACACCTTTGCAAATCCGGTCAATCCGTCTGCGACCACATCAGCGCCAGCGCCAGCGAAATCAAAAGGATCAGCGCCGGTAAAAGTCACGACCCGATCATCAAAGGAAAGCGTGAGATTTGTCAGGGCAGACGGGCGGCTGTTTAGGATATAGCAAGCATACATGTAGCCGCCCCGGACACGCGCGGGGGCGGGCGTGCCGACAGCACGATCCCGGCCATAAACAAACCGATATGCCGGAAGTTCGGACTCCCGCGCCAGATCGCGCTTCAAATCCGGCTGTCTTGGCTTTGGTGCCAAGGCGGCGGCGGCTGCGTTTAAGAGAAGCGACACGCCAAGTTTTACCAGCGCAAAGCCGATCTTTCCAAACGTGATTCCAAGGAATGTGCCGCCGCCACCGGCGAGAGCCAACGGGATCAGTTGCGGCATGACCACCCCCCCCCATCAACGCCGACCACAGCATAGCCATTGCGGGTTTTACCGATCCACATTCCCTGACCTACGCACACCACCACCGCAGGCTCGTCCTGTCCGGTTGTGGTTGCCATCGCGCCCGGTACGGATGGACCAAATGTCATCCCGGCCGCCGCGCATTCTTCCGCCAAAAGTTTAGCCAAACCGCCCGCCCGTTGCACGATGCGAATTGCACCCAATGCGCTGCGATATTGTCCACGAAGTCGTGCCATCACGTCAGGCCCGCCCAGAAGGGCCACAACCGCTGCCGCATCGCCAAGACAGTGATGCCCCTGCGACCAATTCCAAGGCCGCAGCATCACGCTGTCCGCGGCGTCCATCACGGCATCCGGGCAGATCATTCCGGCCAAGTCCGCACCCGCGCGTTTGCCGCTGCAAGCTGCGTATGCCGCCCGGCAGTGTCGCCCGGATATTTTGCCAACTGATCTTCATACGAGTGGGTAATCGACGCGCCAACCCGCGCGCCAGGTCCGGCAGTCATTGTCAGTTGCAACCCGTGTTGCCCGTCATCCTGAATATAAACCAGCCCATCCATAGCGCCGCTGAATTGCACGAAAGGATCACCGATCAGCACTGTCCCCGCCGGTTGTGTGACCAGACCCGCGTAGATCACAGCGGACCTGTTTTTTATGACCGCCTCACTGTCTTCCAAAGATTCCGCGAGTGGCCCTAGAAGCCGAATGCTTGCGTCCGATGATGCCAGCCCTTCGCCTTCTTCGCCCACGCTGATGCTGTCGAAAGGCCCTGTGCCGGTCCAATCAAAGCCGCCCCAAGTGATGACCCCAACGCTGCTGTGAAAGCGGATAAATCCGCCCGGCCAATCCAAGGCGACCATGATCACGGGATATACAACAGGCCCTGCAAGCGCAGTCAGGACAGCCGGGGCGATGCCGCGCGATAAGATCATGTTTCAGCCCACCAATCCTGCACTTCGGTGAACCCGCCCACGTCGGACGAAAAAACCTCTGAAAACTCCCACGGCAGCGTCCAGTTAGCTCCAAAGGGTTGTTCCGATGATGGCACCGAAACAGCGCGAAATACAGCCGTTTCCGCCGCCCCGATGCTGACACGATCTGCATATGGCGGCGTGCTGTAAAGCCGAATGACAGCAACGCCCGAAGCGTTGGATTGCGCCGGTGACATGACCATAATCGACACGCCAGATTCCAAATCATCCGCAGCGTTTTCAAATAGCGTTACAAACTCGCCCGGTCGCGCAACCATGGTAGATGGAGGCAGTCCCGAAACCGTGATCGCGGGAAAGCCAAGCGAAGTGCCGATTGTCACAGTGTCCAGGAATGCACCAGAAAACCATGCCACCGGATCTGCCCCAGTGACCCACGCCAAAGGAAAAGAACCCGTCTCCCATGTGAAAAACGCACCCTGCCGCAATTCCCTCTCGGCCAATGCATCCAGATGCCAGTTGATCGGGCTGCTATAGAGGCGCACCAGATTTGACTGACCTTTCAACAACCGCTTGAGAACTTCGGAATATCCCGCGCCGTTGCGATCGCGCGCCAACGCTGCAACCACCACTTTTGCCTGCCGCCGCTCGGGCTTGATCAGGCTGTATCGCGATGATCCAGTCAGACCTGAAACCGACCGGCTACTTGGCTGGTCAAACGTCCACATCGTACTGACCGCGCCAACGGGGGGCCATCCATAAACATTGACAGGCATTAGCGACCCCCGAAGCTCTTGGTTTTGCGCATTGCCGCTTCAGTCGTAGACACCGACTGCGATACGATTGCCGGGCGCGCTTGCGCGACAACCCGCCCCGCCTCATCGCGAACAAACGCCCCCATTGCGCCCGTGCTTGGGTCCATTGTTACTGTGACGTCCATCGCGCCACGGCCGCCGCGCATCATGGTCATAGTCTGCGCGTTTGTTTTAACCTGCGAACCGCGCGGCAGATTGACCAACTCGGGGCCACGCTCACCGACCAAGGCCATGCCGCCAGGCGCAGATGGTGTGCCGTTGGCAAAGCCGAATATCCCGCCAAGGAAACCGCCGATGCCCTTGCGCTTACCTCCGCCTATCATGCCCCCCCACAGCGCATCGAACGCGCTGCTTGCCAGCATTTCCGCGAACTTGCCAAGCAGATCGCTGATGGATTCCTTGAGGCTTTTCGCGCCGGTCACAAGGCCGACAAAGGCGGATTTGAACGCGCCCTTCACCTCTTCCATCTTTTCTTTCAGCGCGTCGGCCTTTTCCTTCAGCGCGTCCAGCGCGGCACCACCCTTGCCGCCGCCACCGCCGCCGCCGCCAGCTTCCTCAAGCGCATCGCCGACACCACCAGCCGCCGCCGCCGTGCCGTCAAGTGCGGTTTTAGTTTCGACAACAACTCCTCTCAATGCAGCAACAGCCGCTCGCGCAGGAGCAAACGCGCTTGCTATTTTACCGGCTGCTTCAGCAAGTGATGCACCGGCAGCGCCACGCGCGTCATCACCCGCCGTGCCTAAGTCGCTTGCCCCGACACCGATTTCTACTCCAGCTTCCATC